GGGCGGCCTGGGCACGACGACGGGCTTTTCTTGGCGGCACTGCCAGTGCTACGCTTCGGCCGAAGCCTAAGCTCGATCTTTCGATGATCTATGCACCTTGTGTTCCGCGTCACCCGTCGCCTAATCCCAAGCCGGCGCAGGAATGTTGCGGTCGGATACTAGGGTTAAGGCCCCGTCAAGGGCCCTAACTGTAGTTCAGATCGTTGTACTCATCCTGCCAAGTACTGACAGGGGAGAACGTTTCGCTCACTGTAACAGACGAATTGCCTGTTATAGTGAATCGACTTCCTGCGCCCGTGAGTCTGAGCCCACCCCAACTTTTGTTTCCAAAAGGTTGAGGGGGATCACCAGCAGGCCTTAGAGCGTGCATAAGCTTCCTCATTAGGAAGCTATCGCCCTTCAAACGCTTCGGTATCGCTACCAAGCGTTTGAACTTCCACAAGCCGTTCTTGTATCTAGCGGTCGGATACGGAACGTGCTTGTACGAGTCGAAGGACTCGTCCGATATTGGACCTGTGTACTGACTAAAATAGTCAGGTACCCAGCCCTCTATCAGACGGGTTACCTTAAACTCGAAACCCATGAATCGTAGGGATAGGATCCTGCGAAGACGATTTTCATCGTTCCACAGTTCCATGACCGTACTAGGGTTAGAAGTAAGGAAAACCGGTCTAACGGACGTACCACTTAACCAATCGGCACCACATGATTCTCGGAAAGGACCTTGTATAAAGGACTTCTCTGAATTAAGTGCAAAGCCAAAAAGGTTAAGCATTTGGACGACGAGCAAGCATGAGGAGCTACGTACGATAATATCATCACCGTATATAGCACACTCTTCGGCTCGAAACCGTCCCTTGAGTTCACGCTCCACCGCATAAACAACTGCGGCGAAGATAGCGGACTCAAGCGCGAAGGTATAGCCATTGCCCATCGAAGAGATTTTCTCGTAAGAGATAGTCTCTCCATTACACTCGCCAGAAGGGGAGCGTAACCTGATGAGATAGCGATACCACTGAGGCGGTAGCAGCAGACGACAGAGTTCCAATGAAATGGTATCTGACGCGGCAGCTAAATCGAGGGTCACAAATGGATCCTCGGTTCTCCAGTATTTGGAGCCTTCCCATGCAAGTCTTTGATTCTTCTCTTGACAGTCGAGGTCTACACCCCACCGAAGTAAACGGCGGCGTATATAACCATCGACACCCAATTGAAGGTACAAATTCATGCAGGGCTCAATCGCGATCGAACGGTCAGTAAGACCGTTCTTTGGTACGAAAGTGATTCGGTTGCCTGGAACGACGGTAAATACGTTGGACCAGAAAACATCTTGATCAAGTATCCGCCACGGCTCTATGCCGTGTTTTATGCGGTAATCTTGCTCAAGCGCTCCTAGCCAACGTTCGTCATTCTGGATGGCGGACCGAGCGTATCGGAGGGCGCCGCTGGTACACGAGTAAGGCCAATTACTATACTTATCGTATAGAGATATTCGCCTGTCCTTAGTGTCCAGATTCGACCCCGGACCATGACGCGACCAAAACGTCAGTTGTTCCTCTTCGGGAAGTTCATCCCCTAAGAGCTTACTGAGAAATTCCCGAGCGTAAGTGAAACAATTAAGCTCGATAGGATCAGTAAGGAAAGCGAGATGCTTTGAACCATGTTGGTTAAAAGACAAACACGCTTCCTCCGCAGCTTTAAATTTAACTAAAGCTGTGGCCCTACGGGATTTAGCATCCGTAGGAAACTGAAACTTTTTCAGTAAGGCAGATGTCTGGTAACGTGCGAAAAACTTATCCACGCACGTCCCACTGGGGTTAATACTCAGTGGCCCCCAGGCCTCAGATAGTGCAAGATAAGCCTCATAATCGCGATTTCTGATTATGGACTTAACTTGGCTTACGCTATCAGGATCGAGACTACATGATAGGTCATCGACTAAAGCGTCGAGGACCTTCCAAGGATAATCCTTGGAAGCCCGTACCTTAACTTTACAGTTAAGGCCTTTCGATATGGTACGTTTCATACCAGACTCCTTAAATGGTTAGCAGTTAGAATAAGTCCAAACCGACGGTGCCAAAGTAGTACGCCAGGATGTAGATTAGATCAGAAAAGAAGTTTTGAATTACTTCGATTATGGTCATGCTACCCCCTTAGCGGACAACTGAAGCACAATGTAAAACACGAGGATAATCTCTAAAGAGGTTAACTTCATGACTTACACCATCAGTTGGATATTCAGACTGTCCATCAAAGAGTCACTATCGATGAGAGCGAGCAGGCGTTGACGAAGTTCAACTAAGTCAGCACTTGCAGCGCCCACGGGGACCGAAAACGAAAGGTCAAGGATAATCGGTGCAGTCAGGCTAGAAACGCCGTCAACACCGGTCACTGCCACGTCTTGCGTAAACTTCACGCTAGATTTGGCGGTTCCCTTGAAATTACCGTTTTTGGTGGGGAACGTGCGGTACAAAGCCAGGGTGTTACGTTCGTCGGGGGTATGATCTGCCCCAATATACGTCGAACGGTTTTGATACTCATCGTAACGAGTATACACCTGGTTTGCGGGATTCGCATCGTTTGCAGCATCAACAGACAACGTCAATTGATCAGCTTGCATGGTTCTTCTCCTTTGTACGCGGCTATTATCTGCTACGAAAATACTTTACGTAGGATAATGCCAAGGTCTGTGAGTTTATACCCATCCAACCGCAGATTTGCGGAAGGCCAGGTACTTATGGCCGGACTGACGAGTCGTTCGAGGAACGTTTCCTCCACCTTGTGTGTTGGCTTAGCCCGGGTTAAAGTTATCCCGGTCTGGTTGACACCAAGGTTCCATCGACTCCCAGTGACGGTGCAGGATTTGGTCGTCTTACGACGAACCGTCACCCATGAGGCGCGCTGGGTTACCCCAGCATTCGGTGTGTGTGCAGCAATCCAGTCACCAGTGTTGGCAAACCAGTCAGCGATGAAACTAAATGGAACTAACTCCCATGCAGTTTCGGCTATCTGGTCCAAGCCTAGAACACTGATATCTGAGATTGACACATCGCACAACACACCAGCTCTTGCAGTGTACTCCACTGAATAGTTTCGAACCCAGTCATCAGACACGGGTGCTTGACTACCAATGATAGTGTCACTGTTCGAGTGGCTATCAGACGCATACCCACGGAAAGTGCGACGTGCAAAACCTCGAGCCTTTTCTAGGCTTCTAGTTATGCCGTTCACATCGTAGATAAGCGGCCGAATAGCATAGCGTGCTTCCATGTAACGGTCAGCTAGCTCTTTTGGGGACAGTTCTTTAGCGACGGCGCGAAGATTCAACTTGCGCACGTTTCTAAATATTCTGTATGCCCTCCGGAGTATTGCTGATACCGATTCCACGGACTTACGCCCTTCAGCCAATGTAGCTAGTGCCATCATCTCAGATGTATCGACGTTGGCATGAGCTTGTACGACAGCGCGATCAATTACGCTCTGTCGCATGTCACTCGGAAGTACTCCACCCACTAACGTTTCTAAATACGTTACGGGGTAGTGGGCCCAAACACCTGCTGTGACATTAATTCGATTATGCCACGTAGAGTGTTCTGCACAATAAATCTTCTTACTCGAATTCGAGTCGGAATATTTAAGGTACAGGGCCGTCGGAGGATCATACGTCGTTTCAATAGTGGAAATCTCCAAGGGGTTACAAATAATCTCCCCTCGGCGAATTGCCCCTAAATAATCCGGCGTAATCATATCCGAAATACTTTTGGTGGTACTTCCTTGACTCCGCGGGGTTCCTACCAGCGGAGCAGGGTCGTAATCACCATGCTCGAGTGTACCCACTCCAGTTGCCCACCATGTATTGGTGGTCCCTTTTGGGGTAACCATTGACCTAGTCCTAGACCAATCGGTCATAATTCTCACCTCTCGTTAGAGGCGAGTAGGACAGGTGAACTACAGGGGCCTCAAATCCCCATAGCACACCGTGCCACTTCCAAGGCTAATTCCCTAGAAGTCGCGCAGAAACATTACAAAACCATCTGTAATGTGCTGGCAATGCCAGCCGGAACCCGAAAG